GGTAAGTGTATGATGGGTTCAACGTCGAATGCTTTAGATAAAGGAGGTAGAAATTATAAAAAAATATACGATGATTCAGACGTTACCAGAAGAAACCGCAATGGGCAGACTAGCTCGGGATTATATAGCTTGTTCATACCTATGGAGTGGAATTACGAAGGATACATTGATTCTTATGGACTACCTGTCTTCGAAACACCACAAAAAGAAACGAAGGGAATTGATGGCTACCCTATAGATATAGGTGTAATAGAACATTGGGAAAATGAAGTTGAAGGTCTTAAAAATGATTCAGACGCATTAAACGAATTTTATAGACAGTTTCCACGTACTGAAAAACATGCGTTTAGAGATGAAACTAAGCAATCTTTATTTAATTTAACTAAAATATACCAACAAATAGATTACAATGAAGATATAAAAAATTCAAATGTAATTACTCAAGGTAATTTTCAGTGGATAGATGGAATAAAAGATACAAGCGTACGTTTCGTACCAAGCAATCAAGGAAGATTTTATGTATCCTGGGTTCCAGAATTAAATCAACAAAATAGAGTTGTTATTAAAAATGGTATTAAATACCCTGGCAATGAGCATATGGGTGCTTTTGGATGTGATAGTTATGATATATCTGGAACTGTTGATGGAAGAGGATCAAAAGGATCACTTCATGGGTTAACTAAGTTTAGTATGGAAAACGCTCCAGCTAATTTATTTTTTTTAGAATATATATCAAGACCTCAAACAGCAGAAACATTTTTTGAAGATGTGTTAATGGCTTTAGTGTTTTACGGTATGCCGTTATTAGCTGAAAATAATAAACCAAGATTATTATACCATTTAAAAAGAAGAGGTTATAGAGGTTTTTCTATGAATAGACCAGATAAAACTACACATAAATTATCTATAACTGAAAAAGAAATAGGTGGTATACCTAATTCAAGTGAAGACGTAAAGCAAGCACACGCTGCAGCTATAGAATCTTATATTGAAATGTTTGTGGGTTATAATAATGAACAATATGGTTCTATGTATTTTCAAAGAACACTAGAAGATTGGGCGACATTTGATATAAATAATAGAACTAAACACGATGCTTCAATAAGTTCTGGTTTAGCTATTATGGCTTGTAATAAAAATAAATATAGACCTGTACCTGAAGTTATTCAACAAAAAGTTTCTTTAAACTTTGCTAAATATGACAACAAAGGTTTTAAATCAAAAATAATTAATTAAATGATTAATACAAGTGTTAACAGCGCGTTTCCAAGTCAGATGGTATCTGAAGAGGAAAAGAAAAGTTTAGAGTATGGGTTGCTAGTTGGGCAAGCTATTGAGTATGAATGGTTTAGAGGTGGAAGAGTTAATAGTAATAAATGGGTGACGGGTTATCAAAACTACAATAGACTAAGGTTATACGCTAGAGGTGAACAATCCGTTCAAAAATATAAAGATGAATTATCTATTAATGGTGATTTGTCTTATTTAAATTTAGACTGGAAACCAGTACCTATTATACCTAAATTTTTAGATATAGTAGTAAATGGTATAAATGAAAAAGATTACGACATAAAAGCTTTTTCACAAGATCCTAATTCGCTAAAAGAAAGAACTACATATGTTAATAATTTATTACAAGATATGTATGCTCAAGAACTTATACAGCAAGCTAAAGAAACTACAGGTCAAGATTTTTCTAAATCTAATATACCAAGTGATCAATTGCCTAAAAATAAAGAAGAATTAGAATTGCACATGCAATTAAGTTATAAACAAAATATAGAAATAGCTGAAGAAGAAGTTATTAATAATGTTTTAGATTATAATAAATATGATTTAATAAAAAAGAGATTAATAGAAGATATTACAACTATAGGTATAGCTTCTACTAAAACATCTTTTAATAAATCCAATGGTGTTGTTGTAGATTACGTAGATCCAGCTAATTTAGTTTATTCTTATACTAATGATCCTAATTTTCAAGATATATATTATGTTGGTGAAATAAAATCTTTAACATTAGCTGAAATTAAAAAACAATTTCCTTATTTAACTAAAAATGAATTAGAAAGATTAGCTAAGTATCCAGGTCGTCAAGGTTACATAGCTCAACCTAATTACGATAATGATTTAATACAGGTTTTATATTTTGAGTACAAAACATTTATAGATCAAGTGTTTAAAATAAAAAAGACTGATCAAGGTTTAGAAAAAGCTTTAATAAAATCAGATACATTTAATCCACCAGCTAGCGACAACTTTGATAGAGTTTCAAGATCTATTGAAGTTTTGTTTACAGGTGCTAAAGTTATGGGTGTTCCACAAATGTTAGAGTGGAAACTTGCTGAAAATATGACTAGACCTACTGCTGATACAACTAAAGTTAATATGAACTATAATATTGTAGCTCCTCATATGTATCAAGGCCGTATTGAATCATTAGTAAGTCGTATAACAGGTTTTGCTGATATGATACAATTAACATCGTTAAAGCTACAACAAGTTATTGCTAGAATGGTTCCAGACGGTGTTTTTGTAGATGTAGATGGTTTAGCTGAAGTTGATTTAGGTAATGGTACTAAATACAATCCACAAGAGGCGTTGAATATGTATTTTCAAACTGGTAGTATAGTTGGTAGATCTTTAACACAAGATGGTGATCCTAATAGAGGTAAAGTACCAATTCAAGAACTACAATCATCTAGTGCTAATGGTAAAATAGCTTCACTTGTAAATACTTATCAGTATTATTTACAAATGATTAGAGATGTGACAGGTTTAAACGAAGCAAGAGATGGTAGTTTACCATCAAAAGATTCTTTAGTTGGTTTGCAAAAATTAGCCGCTAACGCATCAAATATAGCAACAAAACATATTTTAAACGCTAGTTTATATTTAACATTGAGAACGTGTGAAAACATAGCTTTAAGAATTGCTGATGCACTATCTTTTCCTTTAACAGCAGAGTCTTTAAAAGAAAGCATTTCTATTTTTAACGTTGAAACCTTAAAAGAAATAGATAAACTAAATCTTCATGATTTTGGTATTTATTTAGAATTAGAACCTGATGAAGAAGAAAAAGCTCAATTAGAGCAAAATATACAAATTGCTTTACAAACCCAGGGTATTGATTTAGAAGATGCTATAGATATTAGACAAATAAAAAACCTTAAGCTTGCTAATCAAATGCTAAAGCTTAAAAGAAAACAAAAACAAAAACAAAATCAAGCAGCTCAACAAGCTCAAATACAAGCGCAAGCTCAAGCAAACATGCAACAATCTGAGCAAGCTGCCATGAATGAAGTTCAAAAACAACAAGCTTTAGCTCAAACTGAAATACAAATAGAACAAGCTAAATCTCAATTTGAAATACAAAGAATGGAACAAGAGGCCTTGATTAAAAAGCAATTAATGGCTGAAGAATTTAACTATCAATTACAATTAGCTCAAGCTAAAATAAAAACGGATAGAGAAAAAGAACAATTTATAGAAGATCGTAAAGATAAAAGAACTAAAATACAAGCAACGCAACAATCAAAAATGATTGAGCAACGTCAAAATGACTTGTTACCTACAGATTTTGAATCAGCGGGTATGGATAATTTAGGCGGATTCGGTTTAGAACAATTTGAACCAAGATAAACCATTTATTAATTTTTATTATATTATATTATGTCTGAAAAAGTAAAAGAAGAGGGATCGTTTAAAATTAAACGTGGACCTAAAAAATTAACACAAAAAGATGAACCTATTAAATTAGATTTATCTAAACCTAAAACGCAACAAACAGATGCCATTCAAGTCGGAGAAACAAAGAAGGTGGATGTGGGCGAACAAACCGGAGTTAGCTCTGGAGTGGACAAACAAGTACCAAAGCCCCAAGAAATTCCTGAAGATAAAAAAGAAGAGCAAGTAATACAAGAAATTGTAGAAGAAGAAAAATCTATAGAACAAAAGGTTGAAGAAGAAATACAGGAAATAGGTGAAAAGATTGAAGAAAGAGTTATTGCTCCAACACCTGAAGAAGCTAGAGAAATAGCTAAATTACCGGAAAACATTGAAAAAGTCATAGACTTTATGAAAGAAACCGGAGGAACATTAGAAGATTATGTAAGATTAAACGCTGATTATTCTAATGTAGATAATGATACTTTATTAAGAGAGTATTATAAACAAGAAAAATCACATTTAAACGCAGAAGAAATTAACTTCATGATGGAAGATAATTTTTCTTTTGACGAAGAAGTGGATGACGAGCGAGATATTCGTAAGAAAAAACTCGCATATAAAGAAGAGGTTGCAAAAGCCCGCAAGCATTTAGAAAGTTTAAAGAGTAGATACTACGAGGAAATCAAGTTGAGACCTGGTATTACTCAAGACCAAAAAAAAGCTATGGACTTTTTTAATCGCTATAACCAAGAGCAGGAAACTGCTCAACAGCAGCACGAAAGATTTAAATCTAATACTAAAGATTATTTCTCTAAAGAATTCAAAGGTTTTGATTTCAATGTAGGAGAAAAAAAATTTAGGTATGGTATTAAAAATCCTGAAGCTGTTGCTGAAAAACAATCTAATATTACT